TTAAGAAAAAAGAAATTAAAGTTTACACAGAATATGGTAAGTTAGTGGTAGAAGGTACTAAGGAAAATAAAGAAGATCAAGAATATCTTCACAGAGGTCTTGCATCAAGATCATTTAAAAGAGAATGGTCACTATCTGATGACATAGAAGTAAAGGATGTTACTTTTGCAGATGGACTATTACTTGCTAAACTAGGCAAGATAATTCCAGAACATCATACTAGAAAAGATTATCTTTAAGACTTAGGGGGTGACAACCCCCTTTTTTTATGCTACAATATTATTAACTGTATAAAAACATGACTATAAAACTTGCATTATTAAAATCAGGAGAAGAAGTCATTTCAGACATAGATGAGATGATGACTGATAAAAAAACAGTAGTTGGATATTATTTTACAAATCCTTGTAGAGCAATACTTACAACACCTGAGATTACTATTGATGAAAGTCAAGCTTCTGATAAGCAACCAATATCAATCAAACTATTACCTTGGTTGCCTCTTGCTGATGAAGAGAAGATACCTGTGGTAGCAGATTGGGTTATCAGTATAGTAGAACCTCAACCAAAACTTAAAGAACTATATACAAAAGCATGTGAAAATTATGAAAAAAGAAAATCTGAAAGTTCTAGTCTTAGTGACTAAAGAAATGATAGTGACACAAGTGGAGGAAGTCCAGAGTGAGTTGGGAGGTCCTGATTGTAAGTTAACAGAACCTTTTGTTTATGATCAGGAGAATGAAGTTCTCTCTCCTTGGTTATTGAATGTAACCACTCAAAATACTTTTATGCTTTCATCTGATAAGATATTGACTTTGGTAGAACCTAATAGTAAAATAGTAAAGAAATATGAGAGTGTGATAGAAGAATGAGGTTTTATACCAATGTTCAAATGATTGGTAACAACTTCTTGGTTCGTGAAGTTGTAAATGGCAAGAGAGAAATATACAAAGAAGAATATTCCCCTATATTATTCGTTAAATCAAATAAGAAGACAAAGTACAAAACACTTGATGGTGAAAATGTTGAACCAGTTAAACCTGGCACTGTAAGAGACTGTAGAGAGTTTTTTAAGAAGTATGATAATGTAGATGGATTTAAGATATTTGGTAATAACAGATATGTTTTCCAATACTTGTCTGATAAGTATCCTCAGGATGAAGTAAAGTTTGATATTAAGCATATCAATCTTGTAACAATGGATATTGAGGTTAAGGCTGAACAAGGATTCCCTGATCCTGAGTCTTGTTCTGAAGAGATGTTAACTATATCACTACAAGATTATTCTACAAAAAAGATTACAACATGGGGTAGAAAACCATATGTTCCCACTCAGGAAAATGTAACTTATTATCATTTTGATGATGAGATTGATATGCTTAATTCTTTCTTATATCATTGGTCTAAAAATCCACCTGATGTTATTACTGGATGGAATGTCAGATTGTATGATATACCATATCTTTGTGGTAGAATTAGTAGGATCATGGGAGATAAGAAATGTAAATTACTATCACCTTGGGGATTAGTATCACAAGATGAAATTTATATTTCTGGTAGAAGATATAATGTTTATGATATTGCTGGTATGACAACTCTTGATTATCTTGAGTTGTATAAGAAGTTTACTTATAAAGCACAAGAGTCTTATAGGTTGGATTATATTGCTAGTGTAGAGTTAGGACAAAAGAAATTAGATCACTCTGAGTTTGATACCTTTAAAGATTTCTATAAAGGTAATTGGAAGAAATTTGTAGATTACAACATCATTGACGTTGAACTTGTAGACAGACTTGAAGACAAGATGAAACTAATTGAACTTGCATTGACTATGGCATATGATGCCAAGGTTAACTATCAGGATGTAATGTATCAAGTAAGAATGTGGGACACTATCATCTATAATTATTTGAAGAAAAGAAACATTGTCATACCACCAAAAGATAGAAGTGAGAAGGATGAAAAGTATGCTGGTGCTTATGTAAAAGAACCAAAACCAGGTAAGTATGATTGGGTTGTTTCCTTTGACTTGAATAGTCTATATCCTCATTTGATCATGCAATATAACATTTCACCAGAAACTTTGATGGAAACAAAACATCCCAGTGCAAATGTTGATGGACTTCTCAATCAGGAGATAGATATAAGTAGTGAATATGCAACTTGTGCAAATGGTGCTCAGTATAGGAAAGATATAAAAGGATTTCTTCCTGAGTTAATGGAAAAGATGTATGCAGAAAGAGTTGTCTTTAAGAAAAGAATGTTAGAAGCAAAACAAGCATATGAAAAAACTCCAACTAAATCTCTTGAGAAAGAAATTGCCAGATGTAATAATATCCAAATGGCTAAGAAGATCTCTCTTAACTCTGCTTATGGCGCTATCGGTAATCAGTATTTTAGGTACTACAAACTTGCCAATGCAGAGGCAATCACATTGTCTGGACAAGTCTCTATCAGATGGATAGAGAACAAGATGAATGACTATCTAAATAAATTACTAGAAACAGAAGAAATTGACTATGTTATTGCATCAGATACAGACTCTATATACATCAATTTTGGCCCTCTTGTTAATAAATTTTTTAATAGTAAACTTGATGATAAAGCTAAGATTGTTTCCCTTTTGGACAAAGTGTGCCAAGATAAACTGGAGCCATTTATTGATAGATCATATCAAGAGTTGGCAACTTACGTAAATGCTTATGATCAGAAGATGTTCATGAAAAGAGAGAACATTGCTGATAGAGGTATATGGACTGCTAAGAAAAGATATATTTTAAATGTGTGGGATAGTGAAGGAGTAAGATATGAGGAACCTAAACTCAAGATGATGGGTATTGAAGCAGTTAAGTCTTCAACGCCTGCTCCTTGTAGGGCAATGATTAAAGATGCTTTGAATATTATGATGAGTGGCACTGAAGAAGATGTAATCAAATTTATTGATGAGTCTAGAGATAAGTTTAAAAAACTACCACCAGAAGATATTTCTTTTCCTAGAACAGTATCTAATGTTAATAAACATAAGTCATCTTCTAGCATATATGCTAAAGGAACCCCTATTCATGCAAGGGGAGCACTCCTTTATAATCATCATATAAAGGATAAAAAACTAGATAATAAGTATTCTTTAATCAACAATGGTGAAAAGATAAAGTTTTGTTATCTAAAAAAACCTAACTGGATTCATGAGAATGTTATATCCTTTATCTCAGACTTCCCAACTGAGTTAGACCTTGACAAGAGTATAGATTATGAACTACAATTTGAGAAAGCGTTTCTTGAACCAGTAAAGGTAATACTTGATTCCATTGGATGGAATGTTGAAAAAGTAGTAAACCTAGAATTATTCTTCTCATGAAAGACCAAAACTCAATAGATGTGCCTGAGACAGCATCTCAAAAATATGATAGAGCATTGTCTCTATTCACAGAATCAGTTATGAAACCTGATCATGATCTTCGTGGTTGTGCACACAATCAAGGTTGTTATAATGAACTAATGGAAATTAGAGAACATGTGATAGAATATCTTAAAACTTTAAAAGAAGTCACACATCATACAAATGCAGATGAGAGTGATGAATTAGAGACTGCAAAGTTAATTGCAGCAAAAGATAAAACAGATGTGGAGTCTCTGCCATATACTAAATGGAGGTAGAATGTTTTTTGACAAAGTGAGTCTTGTCACTGGTGGATTTGATCCAATTCACAGTGGTCATATATCATACTTTAAGAGAGCAAAAGATCTCTCTAATTATCTCATAGTAGGTCTCAATACTGAAGAATGGTTAACAAGAAAGAAAGGACAATACTTTCAATCATGGAAAGAGAGAGCAGAAATTATAAGACATTTGGATATGGTTGATGCTGTTATATCATGGGATGATTCTGATGACACTGCCAAGGGTGCAATTAGAAAATGTTTAGAAATATCTAAGCAAGTTATTTTCTGCAATGGTGGTGATAGAGGATCAGGTAACACACCAGAGGTTATAGGGTTTGCCAATCATGAAAATG